GATATGGGTGATACTTTTGATAGTAGGAAAGGAATAGATTTCTCTTCTCTTAAGTGGTCTAAAGATAACTATTTTGGTAGATTAGATCAAATGGGGATAGAACTTCATACTATTGTAGGAAATCATACTGCTTACTATAAAAATACTAATGATGTTAATGCTATATCTTTACTCTTAAATGAGTATGATAATATATCTGTTTACCCAGAAGCTACAGAAATAAAGATAGATAATTTAAATATTCTTCTTGTTCCTTGGATTAATTCTGAGAATGAAAAAAGATCTCTTAAACTTATTGAGAAGTCAAAGAGTTCAGTATGTATGGGACATCTTGAGTTTAAAGGATTTAAAATTCATGCTGGTGGATTTGTTATGGATCACGGCACAGATTATAAATTGTTTAAAAATTTTGATAAAGTATTTTCAGGACATTATCATACAAGATCAACTCAAGATAATATTTCTTACTTAGGTAATCCCTATGAGATATATTGGAATGATGTAAATGATCCTAGAGGATTTCATTTATTTGATACAGAGACTTTAGAACTTACTATTATAGATAATCCTTATCGTATGTTCTATACTTTGTATTATGATGATACTCCACATCAGATGTTGGATGTTACTCAATTTGAAGATAAGATACTTAAACTTATAGTTAGAAAGAAAACTGATCCGAAGAAATTTGAACAGTATATTGATAAACTTTATGCATCAAATTGTTTTGAGTTAAAAATTGTAGAAGGTCTTGCTACGGTTGAAGATGAGGAGTTTGATGTTGAAGAATCTGAAGACACTATCTCAATTCTAAATAGGTATATACAAGAAGCTGAGGTAGATTTGGACAAATCTATTGTTACTAATATTATTCAAGAAGTATATAAGGAAGCTTGTGAGGTAGAATAATGTTTATTCTCACTGTAAAGGGATATGAGGACGAAGGTGCTTTTGCTCTTGAGGGTGATAATGGTGAAAGAGTTCTTCTTATGTTTGAAGAGGAAGATGATGCAGATAGATATGTTGGATTAATGGAAGTTGATGATTTTCCAGAGATGAATATAATAGAAGTAGATGATGCTGTGGCTATTAAAGCTTGCCAAGTACATAATTACGTGTATAATGTAATTACACCAGAAGATATTATAGTGCCTCCAAAGAATGATCCTTTTCGAAAAAATACGCTGGCGTAACCTATTATCTACTGGAAATAACTGGACTGAAGTTAATCTTAAATCAACATCAACCACAGTTATAATAGGGACAAATGGAGCGGGTAAGTCAACCATTCTAGATGCGTTGACTTTTGTTTTGTTTAATAAGCCATTTCGTAAAATTAATAAATCACAACTTCTCAACTCTATGAATGAGAAGGATTGTTCTGTTGAAATAGATTTTAGTATAGGATCTACGGATTGGTTTATTCGTAGAGGTATGAAACCGAATATATTTGAGATTCATAGAAATGGTCAGATGCTGAATCAGTCATCATCTGTTAATGACCAACAAAAATGGTTAGAACAAAATGTTCTTAAGATGAACTATAAGTCATTTACTCAGATTGTTATTTTGGGTAGTAGTGCTTTCGTTCCTTTTATGCAATTAACAGGTTCTATTCGTAGAGAAGTTATTGAAGATCTTTTAGATATAAAAATCTTCTCTGCTATGAATAATATTATAAGAGATAAGATTAAAGGTATAAGAGATGAGGTTAAGACTTTAGAATTAAAGAAAGAGTCTCTTAATGATAAAGTTGAAATGCAAGAAAACTTTATTGAAGAATTAGAGAATCGTAGTAAGAAAAATATATCTGATAAGGAAGGTAAGATTAGATCATTAACTGTTGAATCTGATACTCATATAGAACATAATCAACTTATAGAAAGTAATGTAGAAGATCTTCTAAAGGAACAAGAAAAGGTTACTGGCGCTGCATCTAAGTTAAAGAAACTAAACAATCTGAAAGGTAAATTATCTAATAAGGTATCTATCATTACCAAAGAACATAAGTTTTTCACAGAGAATACGGTATGTCCTACTTGCACCCAGAATATAGAGGAAGAGTTTCGTGTAAATAGAATTGCTGATGCTCAATCTAAGGCAAAGGAGTTGCAATCTGGTTATAAAGAACTAGAAGAAGCAATTAAAAACGAAGAAGATCGAGAGCATCAATTTACCAATCTATCAAAGGAGATCACTAAACTAACGCATGGCATTTCTCAAAACAATACTCGCATCTCTGGATGTCAAAAACAGGTCAGAGAACTTGAATCAGAAATTCAAACTATTACCACTCAACTTGAAAACCGAAATTCTGAACATGAGAAGTTAAATACGTTTAATGAAAACTTAAGAGAAACCTATGATCTTTTGGGAGATAAAAAACAAAAGATCTCTTATCACGCTTTTGCTTATTCCCTTCTCAAGGATGGTGGAGTAAAGTCCAAAATCATCAAAAAGTATCTTCCACTTATCAACCAACAAGTTAATAAGTATCTCAGGATGATGGACTTCTATATTAATTTTAAACTTGATGAGGAGTTTAATGAAACTATTCAGTCTCCCATACATGAAGATTTTTCTTATGCTTCCTTTAGTGAAGGTGAGAAGATGAGAATTGACTTAGCACTCCTATTCACATGGAGAGAAATTGCTAGGTATAAAAATTCTGTAAATACTAATCTTCTTATAATGGATGAAATATTTGATAGTTCTTTGGATGGTATGGGAACTGAAGAATTTCTTAAGATTATTAAGTATGTGATAAAGGATGCTAACGTGTTTGTCATATCTCACAAACAAGCCCTTCACGATAGGTTCGAGAGTATGATACAATTTGAGAAGGTCAAAGGATTCAGTAGAATGGTCCAAGGATACAAGGAACAAAATGAGAATTTCTAACTGGCAACACAATTCGGGTAAACCACCGAAAAGAAAACTTAAACCACAGGCACTACGTTCTGCAAGAGAAAGGCGTAGACAGTTGATAAAGTGTCTACTAAAGACCTCCGATCCTCGTCGGGGGTCTTATAATGTGTATATACAGAACGAAACACATGGCAGTAAAACAAGAAATCAAATCCCAATTAGCTAAACTTCTTGCTACTGAAGACTTTGTAGTAGAACATAAACATGTTGAAACTGCACAATTTGATGTAGAGAGTAGGGTATTAACTCTTCCTATTTGGGAGAAAGCAAGTAATGATGTATATGATATGTTGGTTGGTCATGAGGTAGGACATGCACTTTACACTCCTAATGATTGGTCTTTTGAAGGGCGTATTCCTTTATCATTTGTGAATATAGTTGAAGATGCAAGAATTGAAAAATTAATTAAACGTAGATATCCTGGCCTTTCAAAGACTTTCTTTCATGCTTATAAAGAATTAAATGAACAAGATTTCTTTAATGTTTTAGATATAAACGTTGATGAAATGAATGTTGCTGATCGTGTTAATTTATATTTTAAGGTAGGTAATTTTTTAGACATATATTTTAATGATACTGAAAAAGATATTATCAATAAAATTAATACATGTGAGACATTTGAAGATACTTTAGAAGTAGCTGAACTTCTTTATGATTATTGTAAAGGAGAGATGAAACAGAAGAAAGAAGAACAAGAACAAGAAGTCCAGTTACAATCTAGACCTAATTTAGGTGAAGATAGTATTGAGTATGAGGATGAAGAGAAGGAAGAAGAAAAAGAAACTGAAGAAACTCAAGAATCTAAATCACAAGTTGCTACATCTGAACCAAGTCGTATAGATGAACAAAAAGAAGAACCTGAAGTTAAAACAGTTCAGGCTCTTGAAGAATCATTAAAAGATTTAGTTGATCAAGGATCAGCAGAGAATGTATATGTTGAAAGACCTAAACTTGACCTAGATAGAGTCATTATATCTAATGAAGAAATACATGAAAGATGTGATGAACAATGGGTTGATGATATAGATATGCCAGCATTCACTGTAAGAGATGAAGACATCTATTATGGTTATCGTCATAGGTCAGTAATTTCTGAAGTTGATCAAAAGTTTAATGAATTTAAAAAATCTGCACAAAAGGAGGTAAGTTACCTTGTTAAAGAATTTGAATGTCGGAAAGCAGCTGACAATTATGCTCGTACTAGTACAAATCGCACTGGGATCCTCGATACAAAAAAGCTTCATACGTATAGATTCAATGAAGACATTTTTAAGAAGGTTGGGATTGTTCCTGATGGGAAAAACCACGGATTAGTATTCATTCTTGATTGGTCAGGATCAATGAACCATGTGATGCTTGATACAATCAAACAGTTATATAATTTAATCTGGTTCTGTAAGAAAGTTCAAATACCATTTGAAGTTTATGCCTTTACTGGTGAATATCCAAAGGATGGTGAACAACTTTCATATGAACCAAAAGCAGGATTATTTGAAGTAAGTGGATTCTTTTCTTTACTAAATCTTTTCACTCATAAGACTAATGGAAAGACATTGGAACATCAGATGAAAAATATATTCCGTATAGCATATGGGTTTAGTAACTATACATGTTATCAAACACCTATTGGAATGCAACTTTCTGGTACTCCATTGAATGAATCTTTACTTGCTTTGCATTCACTTCTTCCACAATTCAAGAAACAGAATGGAATTGATAAAGTTCAATGTGTAATTCTTACTGATGGTGAGGCTGGTCATTTAAGATATCATCGTACTGTAGATAGATATTGGGAAGATGAACCATATCTAGGTACTCGTGGAGTTCATGGTGATTGTTTTCTTAGGGATAGAAAAATAGGAACTACTTATAAAATGCCTTATGAGTATTTTGGATTTAGTGAAATGCTTCTAAGAAATCTTAGAGATAATTTTCCTAATATTAATTTCATTGGTATTCGTGTTCTTGAAAGTAGAGATGCTGGTTCTTTCATTCGTAGATATTGTGGATGGTCTAGTGATCAGTTTGAAAAGGTTAATAAAGTTTGGAAAAAGAACAAATCATTCTCTATTGATAATTCTGGATATCATAAGTACTTTGGTCTTTCATCTACTCATTTATCTAATGATGATGAGTTTGAAGTTCAAGAAGATGCAACTAAAGCTCAAATAAAAAGAGCATTTGTTAAGTCTCTTAAAACAAAAAAGATGAATAAGAAAGTATTGAGTGAATTTGTAGAACTAATCGCTTAACTAAATACTTAAAAATGTGTAGTTAAAAATGGATCATAGAGTTTCGAAAGATATGATATCTCAAGGGATGTCAGTTGCAGGTGAAAAGAAGACTGAGGATCTTGGTGGTTCTCAGTATGGTTCTGCTGCTACTCCGAATAGTTTGATGAGTGCATATACATCAATATATTCTGAAGATTTTAAGTGGGGATATGATCCAAAAACAGGTAAGTCTTTAAATCCAAAGGATAAGAAGAAAGTTAAAGAAGATGTTGAACAGGTTGATGAGTTAGCTCCACTTGCTGCACTTGCTCCTCTTGCTGGAAAAGCACTTGCCGCTGGTGGTGCTAAAGTTGCTGCCGCTGGTGGTGCTAAAGCAGTCGCTGGAAAAGCTGCTGGTTCTCTTGCTAAACAGGCCGTAGCAGATAAAGCTGTTTCAACTGTATTAGGTGGAAACAAGAAGGAAGAAGTAGAATCAAATCCTGATGATATTATTCAAGAACTAAAAGATTCTGGATTATTCAGTGAAGAAGAACTTAAGGAAGTACTTGGTACTTTGACTAATGCTGACAAGAAAGGTAATACTCCTGCTTGGCAAAATAGGGATAAGAAGGGTAAAGATGGTAATCCTCTTTATAAGATGGCAGATCATTTGAAAGCTCCAAAGTTAACAACTGCACCAGTTAAGAAATAGGACAGTTGACAAAGTGAACACTAGGGGGCATATGCCCCCTTTTTTATTGGTATACTATGTGTATCAAGACAAAATATTATGACCTTTGAATTAAAAATGACTGAACAACAAGCTGTTGATGGTTTGAAGAAACTATACGGTACAGAATTTACAACTGCTGACGTTCGTGCATTTTCTGCTATGAATGGTATTAGTTATGGAACAGTATCTAAGAAAATTAAAAAGTATAAAGTTGGTAAAGGTAAGTGGAATCTTGAAGTAACTACAGAAGCAGTAGAGAATATTGAAAAGTCTTTTAGTTCTCCTGCTGTAGAACCTTCTTTTAAAGAAGATCTTGTACCTGAAAAAGATAGTACTTTTATTAAATTTGGTAATTTTTCAGATATAAAAAATGTAATTAAGTCTAAGCAATTTTATCCCACATTCGTTACTGGACTTTCTGGTAATGGAAAAACTTTCTCAGTGGAACAAGCTTGTGCTCAATTGGGTAGAGAACTTGTCCGTGTAAACATTACTATTGAAACAGATGAAGACGATCTTATTGGTGGCTTTCGCCTTGTGGATGGGGCAACAGTTTGGCATAACGGACCTGTCATTGAGGCGCTGGAACGTGGAGCAATCTTGTTACTCGATGAGATTGACTTGGCTTCTAACAAAATCCTCTGCCTCCAATCCATACTTGAAGGGAAGGGTGTGTTTCTGAAGAAAATTGGTAGGTTTGTTAGACCAGCAAAGGGATTCAATGTAATCGCAACTGCAAATACAAAGGGCAAAGGATCCGATGATGGTAGGTTTATTGGTACTAATGTACTTAATGAAGCCTTCCTTGAAAGATTCCCAGTAACATTTGAACAGGACTATCCTGGCCCTGTATCAGAACAAAAAATTCTTATGAATGTTGCTGATACTGTTGGTGTTAATGATCCTAAATTTTGTCAGAGACTTTGTGATTGGTCAGATATTATTCGTAAAACTTTCTATGATGGTGGAGTAGAAGATGTAATATCTACAAGAAGACTTGTACATATTATTCGTGCTTATTCTATCTTTGGTAAAAAAGAGAAAGCTATTCAAGTATGTATCAATAGATTTGATGATGAGACTAAACAGTCCTTCTTAGAACTATATGATAAAGTTGATGCTGACTTTGAATTGACTGTTGACAAAGAGGAGAATTAATGATATGGTAAATGCATGGAGCTTAGCTTACGACGTAATTAATGGAACACTTGATGAGAATTTCCCTATTATGACTGATGATACTAGAGTAACACCACAAGAAAGTGATGAATATGATCCACCAAAGCAAAAAATTCCTGGCAGAGATGTATCGGATATTGCTTATGGTGGTTTATATCCAGAACATCATGCTTCTTACTATCAACCTCAAGCAGAAGTTTTAAATGTATCACTTAATCCTGATACAATAAAGAGTTCGTTCGCAGATGCTTTTGATCATATGATGGACAGTGGTGGTTTTGATGCAGGTGATAGTCCTTGGGTTTATGAATCACCTGATGGTGGTAAAACAGTAACAAGAAGGAAACAAGGATCTTTGGAAAAAGAAGTGGTTGAAAAACCAGAACCAAATTTGGAATATAAGTCTCAAAAGTATGAGGAAGAT